TCTTCCTCCTCTTCTTCGTGCTCGGCAGCAAAATCAGCAATATCAAATTCCAGCTCAAATGGATACTCACCAAGTTCGCCGCTGCACTCAACACACATAAAAGTAATTACTACTTCGCCGAGCACATCAGTAACATCAATATCTACTTGTGAGGAGTAGAAATTACCCTCTAGCTTTAGTTCTGATTTGCAATTAGGACACTGCATAATAGATACTCCTTTAGTTAGTGTAACTTCTTGAGAATGCCAAGTGCTATCTCGCGCTCAGCTTCGTACTCTAAAATACGTTGAGGATCGCGTGACTCAGTAATTAACTTGGCTACTGATTCCAGTTCTGTGTTGAGTACGTTGATTAGATACTCGATTTCGTCGAGGCGCAAAATTACCTGATATATCATAGATGCTCCTTAGCTTGTTCTTGCCAGTGTTTGATACACTCAGGACACGCACGTTGCACTTGGTGCTGGCAGAAATTCCAGCTACAATCGTACTGCTTCTTGCATACATAGCAATCATGTAAGTGATACCACGAGACAGGCGTAGTGCTAATTACTTGTCCGTTGTCTGCCATGAGGTAATTCTCCATTTACTAACGGCGCGGTCAGCCGCCCCCGGCTGAGCTTGCATTTACATCTTGAATAGCACGTAGTGCTAATCATTATACTCGATTAATTTAAGTTGCATAAAACAGTCTGGACATAAGTACTCAGATGAACCTGAGCAATCATGCGAGTTACACTCCCAGACTTCACTACAATCCGGACATTCATGATAGTGCTCAGTCATTAGCTAAGTCTCCATAGGTACGCTCGTAATCAGTGTCGTGTGCAGCTAACATTGTAGAGATACGAGTTGCTATAGTCTCGAGTAGATCATCCAGTGATGGACCATCCTTAATACCTAAGCCCTCAACTAATGCAGGCAGACGTTCTGCTAATTTTTCGCAGAGTGCTTCAAATTTAGGATCATAACCCTGAGCTGGTCCACAACTAGGACACATATAGTCACCGCACAAACAAGGTTCGTTCATTTACTTAATTCCTTTCAGTTAGTGAACGCTTGAACTATACAGTAATTATACCACGGAATTGCTCGTTTGTCAAGTAAAGTTAACTTAATTTCTCGTACATTATACTCCCATCAATAAGACTAATTAATTTAGCTGATTTGAACGAGTGCTGTATCCAGTGAATTAAATTACGTAGGTTCTGTCCTTCAAACTTACGCAGTATCGGTGCAGTGGATAATATAGTACCTCGTTCATTGAGAATTACTAAGCACACAAATTGATCAGTACATAATTGAAGCTCCATTAAATATCCTTTTAGCCTGAGAAAGATTGTCTCCCTTTGGGCAATAAGAGCTTACTTCCTTTGTGGGCTTGCTTGTCAAGACTCACTACGTTCGGCCTCCTACGTCGGCAACTTGACAAACGCCCAGTCGTCAGTCAGCTAAGAATTGCCCTTCGGGAGAAAATCTTTCCGGCCTGGGAGTACCAGAGAGGACAGCAATACCACCACCTCGCGTTGCTCCAGCTGTACCATAACACTTGGGAGTGTTACGGTTAAATTCTAACCTAAGCGTTCAATCCTTCCTATTGATTGAAGCCTCAGAGCTGAAAGTGTCGCCATAACGTGCTTGTAGCTTAGCAATATTCTGTTCTGCTATTGAGTTGAGGCTGAAGCCCAGTGCACTACACGCTTCTGCTATGTACCACAGAACATCACCTAATTCGTAACTTAGTTTATCTAAGTTTAGATCATGCCCGTGGAATTGCCACTTCTTGAAATGATCAGCTACTTCACCTACTTCTCCACATAGGCCTAGAATAGACATAGCGATATTGTCAACAGCGTGTGTCTCGTCAGCTGCAAATGCACTTGTTTTGTGTGCCAGTTGTTGGTACTCGTTTAGATTCACTCTGTACCTCGCATATCTATTCCACCTAATCTAGGTAACTTATTACCATTGAAGGGCTTATAATCTATCTTCAGCCCGGCCTTCTTTAGTATAGTAATTAAGTCACCTGCCCATAAACGCGTTTGATTTCCAAAGTCTTGCATAGAAGTGAGTGTAAATGCCGTACCAAGGAGTAGTTCATGTGCACGCTCTTCACCAAGCTCAGCAGACTTCGCCCTCATCCTGAAGCCCATAGGAACTGAGGAGTCCTCAATATTAGCATTCCATGTAGCAGGCATATTGTAGCTATAGGCCCACTCATCACGGCTTACCAGGAACACACCACCTGCCAGATCATAGTATTGGATTGCTCCCATAATTATGTTAAGTGCTTCTTGCAGCTTTGGGTCATCTATTGGACGTTCGTTAAACATAAGAGTTATCCTTTCGTGCTGAGGTTAGAAATTAACCAGAAGTAACTTGTTACTACAATCCTCCAGGGTTAGGTTGTCTGCTGATCTTGCAGGATGCAGCGACAGTGATGGTACACCTATCAACCAAGTGCAGGCCACCTGCTTTACATTCCTCCACTGCCAAGGCCGGTTATGTTTACCATAGTTACCTCTTGGAGGTACGTAACTTACGTAAAAGTCTCCGTCCCTGTAAAAGCTCCGCGCTCCGAGGCGACTCACTCAGTCGCCGAATATACTAAATACTACTTAGCTCTATCATTGCTAGGCAACCTTGCCAGACAATTATTATTCACTTTTTATGCCGACTGATGAATCTGCTTATACTCGAACTCTTGATTATATTAGCTAATTCATCTTCGATTTCTATTTGCTCATTTATTTGTAGATTATGCATCTCCTCAAGTGTTAATACTTTCTTTGGAGTGATATTTAGCAGTATTAGATTGCGCTCTCCTTGTTCAGCTGTTTGTTGACGACTGCACATTTAGGTTATCCTTTTTACTTATGATTGCTGCCGTTGGTCTATTAGCTGTCGATTGATCGCAACCTATTTAGCTCTTCTGTTAGTTTAATATCATCCCTGTGTATTGAGGATGCAGCTGAGTCTAGTAGCACAGCTTGTGATAGATAGTGTACAAATACGTGATGAACTTCATCTAAAATATCACGTAGTGATAGTTCGTTATTTTCTGCGCTAATTTGACTGATTAGTGTTAAATCACGCTCCAGTCTTTTGCGCACCAATGTACGAAGGTCCAGCAGCCTTTCGTCATTAGAGCGATTCATAGCTAGTTATTCCTCCAGTTTACGTAAGATTGCTGCGTTTTGTGCCAGTAATACTTGTGTACGTGCAGTTTGATCGCTGAATAGTTTATCGAAGCGACTACTGCTTTCTAGTACGAGTTTGGTTATGAGTCGTGATAAATGCCACCATACAAGTGCTACAGTTAGTATAGTTATGCATGGCATACCTATAATAAATGGTGTGAACCATAGTGGATATTGCATACTAGTTAGTTCTCCCTTATTATTAAATCAGCTATATAGGTCAAGGACCTATGTACGTATACAAATACAGTGCCAGATTGAGTGAAATTACTGTCGTGCATATGATGCCAGTAAGTATTACTGCTATTAGTAGTACGTAGTCTGGTTTAGTCACTGATTATTCCTCCTTGTGTTGCTTTAGCAATTCTTGCATCTTAGGAGTCATTAGACTCTTTTCGGCTACTTTACGCATACGCTCTGCGTCAGCCTCGGACCATTGAGGTTGTCTGCCACGTGGTTTAGGTATAGGCCCATCAAATGTTAGTTCTTCATCCTGCTGGAAATTCTTTAGTAGATTCTTCTTCTTTCTATTTCCAGCGTTTAGAGAGGCCTTGAACATACTATCTGTAATTGCAGTCGCTTCATGCGTTGATTCTATAACTGGTATTCCTTTCTTGTCAAGCCATGAGTCAAATACATCTACTATTATTCTTATTAGCTCACTCATACTCCTCAGGGGGATTCCTTGTTCTTCTACGTAAATTGCTGCTCTTGCTAATTTTCTGCGATCCAAGGTAGAATATACTACTGCATCCGGTTCCTTCAACATTTACTCCCCTTTCATTCCAGCTGCCGCCGAAGTTAAGTACTAACCACTTTAGTACTTCCTTGTTCCATAAGTATGGATAGTCGTGTATGAATTGTTCTATACGAAATGCCGTTGATGCTTGGTAGCATTTAATTAGTCCATACATTCTACCTCTTTTATATGTTTCTTTGTGTATGTGGTACTTCATTCTAGCTTCTAGATCACGAGTTACTCCAACATACCATTTATTGTCGTCTGGAGAAACTCCTGTAAATAGTACGTATACATATCCAGTTGAGGTATCGTCAGCACTAATGTGTAGCCTCGGTTCTTCCACTTACTTCCTTTCATGTAGTTCAGGTGTCTCATGTATCTCAGCATTAATTCAAAACGCCTTAGTGCCATTATTTAGTAGTTATATTTTACTTATTCTATTTCTCTCTCCTTTCTTTCTTATTAATATATATTTTTTTATAGTATAAGAATAGACCTAAAGGAAAACTAACGTAGTAAGTAATAAACACTCCTAATATAACGCCACTTGGGCTTTTTGATCGCTGCTGAGACACCTGAACAACCTGAATTACATGAACATTATATCAGAAATCGCTGTAAGAGTCAAGCTTCCTACAAATTTTAAGCCTAAATTCACTCCTACAGTTAATTTCTAACCACAGATCACTTCCAGCATCAAAACTCTTCTTGACAAATCAACTAAATTCTGATATAATTACACTCAGGATTGACGTTCGCCAGCAATTTTACTTACGTTAACCACACGAAGGAATTATCCTCATGCCATTACCTCGCTTTTTCACTAAACTTTTCCCCCAGCCCCCGCGCGTAAGTAATTTACATAACTATGTCTATGCACAGTGCGATCCGTCTAAGTGTTATTACTGCTCTGCGCCGGCAAAAGCTATGGATCACGTCTTGCCTATATCACTAGCACGATTGCTACCATATTATGAGTTTCCGCAAGAACTCTTGCAGCTCGTACCTTGCTGTACACGTTGTAATTCCATAGCCGGCAATCGGTTCTTTGTCAGTCTAAGTGCGAAGAAGAAGTTTATTAATGAGCGCGTCTATGAACTAAAAGTTCGTGCTCAATATGCTGAGGTAATAGATAAGCTTGAGAGATTGCTGTCTAGGTGAGACTTAATCGGGCTCTGCCCGTACCCAGGGAGCGCGCCACTTACGCGAGTACACGCAGAAATGGAGCTAGCCGAAGCTAGCCCCATTTGTCTACTTACTTATGTTCTTCTTTAATCGCTCTATAAACGCCTCTAAGTCTTCATCTGACGCTGTTAAGCATTGGATGAAGAGGTTGGATGCCCACTCGTCTATGCTAGTTGGTCTGTGTACTTTAGGTTGCCCTCTGCGCTCGCGTGCTTGCTGCTGTATCCTATCATAGCGAGCAGCTTTTTCAGCTGTAGTTAATGGCTTCGGTTTCCCACTTCCTTTAGGTCTGCCCATTATCAGCTCCTATTGTCTAGTTGCATGCCCACGGTCTAAATGAGCACTGCAGCAATCCGTATCCAATTTCACCATTGCAAAAATTGCAAATCATTATCAGTTCCTTTTATGAGGTGGGCTAGTCCTCATCCTAGCCCAGTTTCTTGTTCACCTTACTTGGTTTTGGTGGCTTTTACACCGAATTTTGCCTGCAGTTCTGTGAGGAGTGCCATTGCTTCATCCTCGTCCATTTTGGCAATCTGCTGTTTCAGAGATTGTTTGTACTCGCCTTCACCGTTCACGTTAACAGTTTCATCCGTTGGTAATTCACCTGCACGGGCACGCCGTTGTAATACCCAAGTGGTATACTTGGCGGCTTTCTCCACGGCATCCTTAACACTGGCGTAGGTAATCTCCGCCTTGTAGGAATGCTTTGGCCCGTCTTCACCTTCAGATTTCAGTCCGGCCTTGAAGGCAACAGTGATGGTAAGATCTGCAGTCTCATAGGTAGCCATAATTCAGCCCCTTTGCGCTCCTGGCGCATTATGGTAAAGAACGTTGGTGGCCATTGCCACCTCACACTTTAATTGTTGCACAGATCCAGTGATCTGTCAACCTCGATTCTGCGAGGTGCGTTTGCGCCTCACAGGTATATTGTTGCACACGCAATCACGGATGTCAAGAGCGATTCGCACTTTGAGCGATAGAATGAAAGTACATTCCTGTGCACGCACGTCATCAGGTGCCCGTATTCAGGTGCACGCACGCGCCTGTATTCGCACGCGCGCACGACCCCGGCATGGGGGGAGCAATTTGCGCGTCGCTGTGGAGAGCCATTCTCGCAGTGTGACAACTTTTATTCACGTAAGTAATTCACTAATCCTCCTTTCATTAAGCAATGATACCACACTTTTGTTTCAGTGTCAAATTAATCGTTTTACTAAGTGATGCTCACGCATCAAAACATTTAATTTGGGGGAATGGTTTGCTATCACATTTTTAAGCTAAATTCCACTAGCAATACTTGACATCGGCCCTGAAGTCTGGTATAATTACCTTGTAACGTTGAGGTTTTAGTTGCGGTTAATCTGCAACCGAAGCAATAATGTGCAGCTAGGCCGATCACCGAAAACTCAGCTTCCTACTGAGCTGCTGCACAGAAGGATATAGGAGCTAACTAAGGAGGTTAGCATGGAACAGACGTACGAGAGCATAGTAGTACGTTTTGTTGCGAAGATTCAAAAGGCAGAAAATGGTTGCTATGAATGGGTTGGTGCAAGATTTCCTTCTGGATATGGCTGCTTTACAATTAAGGGTAAACTTGTACTAGCTCATAGAGTGGCTTATATACTGTTCGTTGATCCAGACTTAAGTGATAACTTAGTAATACATCACAAGTGCGAGAATAGAGGCTGTGTTAATCCTAAACATTTAGAGAAGATGGGTAGAAAAGCTCATTATAAAGCTCATTTTAGACAGAGGAGAGGTTGGGATGGACGAACCTAAATACCTTTACGACCGACGCTTTGTTGCGAAGCGCAACTACGAAGTAAAAACTCTCTGGCAAAATCACGAACAGATGTTGCGAATGGTTGCACTAGGACATTCCAATGAGCATATCGCTCAATCTTGTGGTGTGACTGCACAAACAGTTTCAAATATAAGGAATTCTCCTATCGCTAAAGGTAAATTAGATCAATTGCGCCAAGCTCTCGATGCCGAAGCTATCGACATTGGCGCCCGCATCAACGAGTTTGCACCAACAGCCTTGCGGCTGTTAGAAGAAGTCATTAGCGGTGAAGTTGAGGCACCTATTGCTATTCGTGCCAAGTATGCATCAATTCACTTAGGTCGTGCCGGCTTTGGAGAGGTTAAAAAGATTGCCTCAGTTAACACGCACTTAACACGTGATGACATTGAAGCAATCAAACTTCGCGCTCTTGCCTCTGCGACAGAAGCAGGCTTGATTGTATCCGATGATTAACTTAGCTCGGTCGAGGGCGACCGACCGGCTCGTAAGTAACACAATTGTTACTTAGGTTAAATTCTAACCAAACGAACGGGTTCACTCAATGGCATTAGCAACACTCACGCCTGACCTCACCGACATACTGGCGATGTGCTACCAAAACACTGGCGTGTTCTGCAAGACTTTACTTCCAGAAGCGTTCAACACGCCTTGGAGTGTGCTACACAATCAAATGCTTAGAGCTATCGACTCAGGTCATAGTAAGATATGTATAGCCGCACCTCGTGGTCTAGGCAAGACTTCCCTGGCTCGTGCGTTAGTAGAAAAGTCCATACTATTCCGTGATTACGAATTCATACTGTACGTGTCCAACAGCGAAACAATTGCTACAATGCAGACCGAAAACATCAAGCGAGAACTTCAAACTAATCGAGAAATACGGCGCATTTTTGGTAACGTTGAAATTAACTCAGATGATCCCGAACTCGATGAGTCGTTCTCGAAGCAATCATGGGTGGCATTTGGTAACTCGCTTGTTATGCCACGCGGCGCCGGTCAGCAAGTTAGAGGCTTACTATACAAGCACTTTCGTCCACAACTTTATATTGTTGACGATCTAGAAAAGAAGGAAGAACTGGAGAATCCAGAGAACCGACGCAAACTTAAGGAGTGGTTCCATAGCGACTTAATGAAGGGTGTAGATCGCTACTCAGACAAGTGGCGTATTATCTACATCGACACCCTAAAACACTATGACTCACTATTGCAGGAGTTACTTCAGGATCCAGATTGGTACTCAATTAGACTTGACTTATGCGACGACGAGTATAACTCACTTGCACCTCACCTAATCAGCACCGAAGAACTTAAGCGTGAAGTAGAATCTCACCGTTCCAAAGGAATGCTCGATGTCTTCTATATGGAGTACCGAAACTTACCTATCTCCAAGGAAGATGCCACCTTTCGCCAAGACTATTTCAAGTATTACGAAGAACGCGAACTCGATAACCGACACCTTGAGAACGTAATCATAGTTGATCCAGCCAAAACTGCAAACATGCACTCAGCCGACAGTGCCATTGTTGGCATCGGCATTGACTACACAACAAACGCCATATACATACGCGATATAGTCAGTGGTAAATTCTTTCCTAACGATCTGTACGAAGAAATGTTCGCAATGCGTCGTCGCCTTAACGCTCACGCCATTGGCATTGAGGTAACCGGCCTTGAGGAATTCATTAAGCAGCCAATCACTAACGAAATGCTTAAGCGTGGTCCTAGCGATTCCTTCGAACCTATTTGGCTTAAAGCTAGAGGCGGCGCTCCTGATGGCGAAAAGGGTAAAATTAAGCGGATCGGTTCACTTTCACCGTACTACCGACAAGGATATATCTACCATAACAAAAGCAACTGTGCTAAGTTGGAGGCTCAGCTGCTTTCATTTCCTCGCAGTGGTCTCGTGGACGTTGCGGACGCCACAGCTTACATCATCGAGTTACTCGAACTCGGTGGGCGCTACTTCACAGCACCAGACTACGATCCTAACGAACTAGAGAATGAGTTTTCATCATTAGAATATGATCCTCCGCTGGACGATGATTGGAGATTAGTATAAGCTAAAGATACAGCTAGGGTCTGCAGCCCGAAAAGCTAGCACCTGTACTAGCCTGCTGTATTTATTCTTACAGGAAGCCGTAACAGGAGGCTAAAGTGGAATTATCCGACCTTGAGCCGTTGAGTTATTTCTTTGGTGCATTTCTTGGTGATGGATCTGCTTATGCAGGAAGCCAGGGTGGATTGGTTGTAAGTGTTGCTACGAGTGATAAGGATATAATCACAAAGTGTTATTTGGATATCACTTTCTTTTTTAGCGATTTACGGAAAGGGAAAGTAAGTGAGTATATAAATCCTACCGGTTTGCACGTATACCGTGTCAACTGGTATGGAGCCCCTTTACATAATCTGATTATTAATGCTGTAGGATACAAGGACTGCTTGCCTGAGTATATATGGACAGCTTCTAAAGAAGCAAAACTTGATCTTCTAGCCGGGCTTATGGATACAGACGGCGGAATATCTCGCGGAAGTAACGGAGAATACAATTTATACTTCACTGGTGGGAGTGGATTTATATCGCAATTCACCGCCTTATGTGAGAGCTTAGATATCATAGTCGGTAAACCACGTAAGAATAACAACCAAGTTGGTTGCTATAACTTTCACGTGAATAAGAAGTCTGCTAAAAGAGCAGGATTTCTATTTTACTGCGCTCGTAAGCAGGAAAAATGGATTACTTACATTAGGACTAAGTGAATGCCATACAGCATAACAAACCCGGATAGTCTCATAGATATGGGAAATGTAGAGAAATATGATTACCGATACGATTATCCGGAAGGCATGAACTTAAAGCCTGGAGAGGAGTTGCATCAGCGGCTTCTCTCTAGATTGATACGCTATGGCTGGGAAGCTGCAAAGGTGCAGTCATCCCGTAGGCCTGCATGGGACGAGATCAATAAGACCTTAACTGGCTACATCTCATTATCAGACAAAGAGATGTTAGTGAAAAAGAAAGATCCTAGAAAGCCAGTAAGTATTGTATTTCCGTATAGTTATGCTATTCTTGAAACGTTGGTTTCTTACTTAGTTGCGGCGTTCTTCCCTAATCCTATGTTTAGGTACGAGGGTGCATCTCCGGAAGATGTGGCAGGTGCTATCCTCATGGAGAAAGTTATAGACTTACAGTGTGCCCGCAACAAAGTGGCCCTCAACCTTCACACTATGTTTCGTGACGCATGTGCATACGGGTTCGGTGCAGTTGCTCCATACTGGCTTACACGCACTGGCAAGAAGCGCACTCGTGAAGCTGCAGGATTCTACGACGGCGATGGTAACTTCACAGAAACAAACGCAGTTCGCACACTACGAGAAAACGTAATCATCTTTGAGGGCAATGCCGTCACCAACATTGATCCCTACAACTATTTACCTGATCCTAACTACTCCATTCACGACGTACAGAAAGGTGAGTATGTAGGCTGGCTAGATCGTTCAAACTACATGGATCTGCTCAGTGAGGAACAGGATGATCCTGCACTGTTTAATGTCCGCTATCTACGGCATACTGCTAATAAGTCTAGCGGCATTCTTGGCACTGATTCACGCACTTCTCGCACTCGCTCACTTCGTGGCGACGCTACTTCATTCGACCGTAACATTTCGCTGCCTGTTGATCAGTTTCATGTCTACGTCAAACTTATTCCGAGTATGTGGAAGCTGGGTCCGTCAGACATTCCAGAGAAGTGGCTTTTTACTGTTGCTAATGACTCTGTCATTATACGTGCTAATCCTCTCGATCTCGATCACGACATGTTTCCAGTTGGTATATGTGCTCCTGACTTCGACGGCTACAGTCCAGTAGCATACTCACGACTCGAAATACTTAACGGTATGCAAACAGTAATCGACTGGCTCTTCAACTCGCACATAGCCAATGTAAGAAAAGCAATCAATGATGTCCTCGTTGTCGATCCCTACCTTCTAAACATCGAAGATTTACGTGATCCAGAACCAGGAGGTATTGTTCGTTTACGTCGCCCTGCTTGGGGTAGAGGCGTCGAAAACGCAGTTAAACAACTCGCCATCACAGACATCACCAGAACTAATCTCCAAGACGTAGCCTTCATAGTAGAGTACATGCAGACTATGACTGGCACTGACAACGCAGTAATGGGCAACTTGCGTAAGGGCGGACCTGAGCGACTCTCAGCACGTGAGTTTCAAGGTACAGCTCAAGGTGCAGTGAATCGCCTTGAACGTATAGCCAAAATAGTTGGCCTTCAAGCAATGCAAGACATCGGGTACATGTTCGCTTATCATAGCCAGCAATTTATGTCCCAAGATGTATACGTGAAGTCAGTAGGTGATTGGCCAGACTCAGTCCAGCGACAGTTCAATATTCAGGAACAACGCATCAAAGTATCACCAATGGACTTACTTGTAGACTACGACCTCATAGTGCGAGATGGCAGCATTCCAGGCGGCAACTTTAGTGACGTATGGACGCAGCTCTTTCAAATAATAGGTACAAACCCAGAGCTTCTACAACACTTCGACATTGTGAACATCTTCAAGTACATAGCAACATCACTTGGTGCTAAGAATGTTGATGCTTTCGAGCGGCAGCAGCCAGCAGCACAAGTAAGCGCTGCTCCTGATGAACAAGTCCTTAATCAAGTTGCTAATGGAGAGCTAGTAAGCTTGTTAGAACAAGGATGAGGCAGGCGTGGCGCTTACACAAATAGAGCTGAGGTTAGAATCTAACCGTACTAGGGTTGGGCCAGTGATTGGCGAGCAACGCGAGTCCCTTATGACACTGGTGCTGTCAGGCCGCCATGGCATTTTCCCAGCAGGGGCGAATTTTCTTCTGCACGTAATGGCACGCAGTCACCCAAAGGGGCGAAACGAAGTGGAGCACGCGAAGCGTTGACTGCACTAGTGCCATGTAGTGCTAGGCTTACTTGCCCCTGCAGGGAGAAATGCCGCGAAGGCCAATGGAGAAATTTTAATGTCCGAACAGCAATTTCACGCAACACTTTCTGAGCATCATGCTTTACTAGGATCAGTTGCCTGGAATGATCTCGTGCGTGAAATTGACGCTTGGCTCCAAGACGTACGCAATAAACTTGAAGTAGAAGACGATATTAGTGAGATAAAACGATTTCAGGGTATCGCCGAAGCTTGCAGACATTTCCTTAGTTTGCCACAGAATATAGTAGACGCACTCGAAGGAGAACGTAATGGCCGAGAACTTTGATTTGTTAGATTTCGGACCAGAACCAACTCACACTGAGTCTGAGCCTCAATTAGAACCTGATACACGTGAGGTGGTTCCTGCAGAACCAGAACCAGCTGTTGAGCCTACATCTGATGAGCCTGAAGGTGATTACGAGTCAGCGTTATTAGCTAGGCTGGAGGAAGAAACTGGTAAGCGTTTGCAGTTGGAACGTGAGCTGCCACCAGTTGAGGAATCAGCTAAAGAGCCAACAGCAGACCCTGATTTT